TTGGAACCATCAAAAGCAGGAAACAGCGGTGATGGATATGTTTGGAAGTATCTTTTCACTGTTTCACCTAGTGATATTATTAAATTTGACTCAACTGAATTTATTACTGTACCGAATAATTGGTCAACAAGCACAGACTCACAAATAAGATCAGTTCGTGAAAATGGAAACTCAACAATAAATGAAAATCAAATTAAACATATTTACATTGAAAATGGTGGAACTGGATATGCTAATGGATTAAGTCAAGAAGTTGATATTATAGGAGATGGATCTGGTGCCAAAGCGAGGGTTGATGTTGTTAATGGTACTATTACTGATGTTACAGTGAGTGCTGGTGGAAAAGGTTATACTTATGCATTAGTTGATCTAGGAACTTTAAATAGTAACGTAAGTTCAACTGGAAGAGCAAAACTAATTCCTATCATTCCTCCTGGTTTAGGTCATGGTCATGATGTTTATGCGGAGTTAGGAACAGATAGGGTTATTGTTTATGCAAGATTTGATGATTCTACAAAGGATTTTCCAATAGACACACAGTTTTCTCAAGTTGGAATTGTTAAAAATCCAACTAAAATTGACACTTCTGTTGTTTACACTGATAATACTTTTTCATCATTAAAGGGTATAAAATTTAGCACTGTAGATGTAGCACCCACCGTGGGTGATGAAATAAGACAAGTTTTAACAGTGCCACCAAATAATGGTAAGGTTGCAAAAGGTTATGTCGCATCATATGATGCTGAAACAAAAGTGCTTAAGTATTTTCAAGATAGATCTTTACAGTTCAATAGAACCACGTATGATCATACTGATTATACTGGAATATCAACAAGTGGAAGAATTTATGAATTTGAATCTAACAATAATGCAAATGACGTAAAGGGCACATCAGTGAGTTTCTCTGGTTCCATCGATATTAATTTTTCTGATGTTACTGTAAATCCATCTGGAAATAAATTAATTAACTTAGGATCTACTTTTACTTCAGGGTTATCTGATTCTGAGATAAATAAAGGGTCAGGAGAAATAGTTTACTTAGATAATAGACCTGTGATTGTAAGAAACTCTCGTCAAAAAGAAGACATAAAAATTATACTGGAATTTTAACCAATGCCACAGAAGACTAACTTAAATATATCACCTTATTATGATGATTTTAATAAGGATGACAATTTTTATAAGATATTATTCAAACCTGGTTTCCCAGTACAGGCAAGAGAACTTACTGGTTTACAGTCATTACTACAAAATCAAGTAGAGGCATTTGGAAAGCATATATTTAAAGAGGGTTCAATGGTCATACCAGGTGGTATTGAGTATGATCCAACTTATTTTTCAGCAAAGGTAAATGCAACTCACCTTGGAGTTGACGTATCTGTATATTTAAATAATATAATTGCAAATAATAATGGAAAAGGTACAAGAGTAAGAGGGCAAAATTCTGGTATTGTAGCAACTATTAAAAATTTCGTATTACCACCAGATGAGGGTGTTGATGATATAACAATTTTTATAAAATATAATCAATCTGGAGATAGTGGAGAGAGTGTTGCATTTCCAGATGGTGAAGTATTAATACTAGAAGATAATTTAACATATGGTAATACTACTTTAACTGCTGAAGAAACTGTTTTTTCATTAGTTTCAGAAAACGCAACTGCAACAGGTTCTGCTTTTGGTGTTAATAAAGGTGTATATTTCATGCGTGGAATATTTGTTGATATTCCAACTTCTTTAATAATTTTAGATCCATACTCAAATACACCTTCATATAGAGTTGGTTTTGAAATACTAGAGGAAATTGTTAATGCAAATGATGATAATTCATTATATGATAATGCAAAAGGGTTTACAAATTTTGCTGCACCTGGTGCTGATAGATTTAAAATAACTGTAAAATTAACTAAAAAAGCACTTCAAGATTATGAGGATACCAATTTTGTTGAATTATTCAGAACAACTAATGGTGAAACTAAAAAATTACAAGATTCTACAGTTTATTCAGAATTAAAAAAATATTTTGCAAAGAGAACATACGATGAATCTGGGAACTACTCTGTTGAACCATTTAGAGTTACTACACAAAATTCTTTAAATGATGAGATTGGATCGGGTGGTTTATACACAGCAGATCAAAAAACAGATAAAGGTAATGATCCATCTGATGATTTAATGTGTGTTAAGTTATCACCAGGTAAAGCATATGTAAGGGGTTTTGATGTATATTTACCAGGCACGACTGTTGTAGATGTTGAAAAACCAAGAGATACAAAAGCAGTACAAGCAGCATCTATCCCATTTAATATGGGAAGCATGATAAAGGTAAACAATGTTGTTGGTGCTCCTTTTATCAATATTGGTGGTAATGAAACTAATATTGTTGAACTTAGAAATGAAAGAGTTGGTGCTGCTTCCACAATTGCAGCAGGATTACAAGTTGGTGAAGCAAGAGTTTATTCATTTGGAGTATCTGATGCTTCATATAGTGGTGCGACAACTAATTGGGATTTACATTTATATGATGTTCAAACATTCACTATATTAAAAGTAACTAGTGCAGGATTAACACCAGTCAAGGGGACTAGAGTTAGAGGTCTTGCAAGTGGTGCTGTAGGTTATCTTGCCAAAGATGCTAACGAAACTGGAGTTAATGAATTAGCATTATCACAAACAACTGGTTCATTTATAACTGGTGAGCAATTAATTTTTAATGAAAGAACATCTACTGCTAATGTTTCCATAAAAGAGCAATTAGCATTTACAGTCGATGATATAAAATCTGTATTTCAGGAAAAACCATCTGTAGGAATTGCAACTTTTAATGCTGACACTGTTTTATATGACCGTGTACTACCTAATTTTTCATTAACAGATGAGTTAAATGTAGTAGGAACTGCTGCAAGTGTTGCAAATAGAAGTTTTGCTGGTGTTGGTATTAATACAGGTTCAATAATAGCGTATAATAAAGGTAATTATGAAGATGTGGTATATAATAAAATAGATGGAATATCTGGAAATGGAAGAGTTTTAACTCTTGGAACAGTTCAAAATGTTGTTGGAGTTAATACAGGAACAGTTACAGCAACAACATCTACATTTAGAATTAAAGTTCCAAAGGTATTAAATCTTGAAAACTCTGGTATATTTACAAGATTACCAAGAAAAAATATTGAAAATGTTGACACATCTAATTCTAACTTAATAATAAGTAGACAGATAGCAAATCAAAGTGTATCAAGTAGTGCTTTAACTATTAATTCACAAGCGGGACTAGATGCCTCTGTAGGTATTACTAGTGCTTTCTTTGAACCTTTTGATTCTGAAAAATATTCCATTGCTTATGAAGATGGTACAATTGAAACTCTTACATCAGATCAAGTTTCAATATCAAATGATGGAAATGATATTAGTTTTAGTGGTTTATCAAAATCTACTGCAAGTAAAGTTACAGTTAATGTAACGTTAAAAAAGGTAGGTGCATCTAGTAAATCTAAAGATTATATAAGAAGTGAAGAGATAGAAATAACTAGAACATCAGGTGTGAATACACTTAATGGTCTTACTCAACATGATGGATATGGTTTAAGAGTGGAAGATAGAGAAATATCTCTTAATGTTCCCGATGTCATCAAAATAGTTGCAATTTTAGAATCAAAAACAAATAATCAAGCTGTATTAGATAAACTTAATTTTATTTCTGGTCTAGGATTGAATACAAATGCAATAATAGGTGAAAAAATAACAGGTAAAGATAGTCGTGCAGTTGGTCAAGTAGTTAGAAGATCTATCAATAGTATTGAATTTGTATATTTAAATGCTAATAAGTTTACTGTAGGGGAGGTTGTTACTTTTGAAGAATCATCAATTGAAACAATATTACAAGGAGTTGAAGTAGGTAATTTTGTAGATAGAACAGATAATTATATTTTAGATAAAGGTCACAAATTACAATATTGTGATTATTCAAAAATTATTAGAAAGGCAAAGTCTGCTATCCCTTCTAAAAAATTATTAATAATTTTTGATAAGTATCAAGTTGCGAGTGGTAATACTGGTGATTTCTTCTCTGTAAATTCATACACACGAGAAAGATACTCAAATGATATTCCAGAAATTTTCTCTCTAAGAGTAACTGACATACTTGACTTTAGACCAAGGGTTAATAAATTCACTATAAGTAACACAGCCGCTTCTCCTTTTGCCTTCTCAAGTCGTACATTTGAATCAACAAATCCTTTTGTTATAACACCTAATGAAAGTTCAATATTAGGATATAGTTACTATCTGCCTAGAATCGATAAATTAGTAATTAATCAATATGAGGAAGTAAAACTTATTAAAGGTGAGTCTTCTGACGATCCAGCACCTCCAACAGAGATAGGAAACTCTATGGAAATCGCTGAAATATCATTGCCACCTTATCTCTATGACACAGTTAAGGGACCTAATATCAAGATGTTTGAAAATAAAAGGTTCACAATGAGAGATATTGGTGCTTTGGAGAAGAGAATAGAAAATTTAGAAATCACAACTTCACTCAATGCTTTAGAACTAAACGCCCAATCATTACAGGTGAGAGATGCTGATGGTTTGAATAGGTTTAAAACTGGATTTGTGGTCAATAATTTTGCAGATAGAAACTTTATTGATTTTTCAGGGGAAAAAGGATCAAGATGTGATGTCGATATAATTAATAAAGAATTAGTAAGTGCTGTTGATTTCTGGTCATTAAATCCAGAATTAGCTTTAAACACTGGAATTGATGTAAATGCTGCTGATTTAAATTCAAATTTACAACTTCTAGATTCTAATTGTAAAAAAACTGGTGATTTAATTACTTTAGACTATACAGAGGTTGATTGGTTAGAACAACCACAAGCGACAGAGGTTGAAAATGTAAACCCATTTAATGTCATTGTGTTTATGGGTGGTATTGTTTTAGATCCTCCATCAGACAACTGGACAAGAACAATATACGTTAATAATGAAAGAACCGAATCAACAGGTGCTAGGTGGGCAGAAGTGGCTAATGAAGAGGTAATTGGCACAATTTCTAATGATCTTTTAATAGAAAAACAAGTTGGTGATATTCGAGATCCTGATCATAATCATTACAGAAGAAGATTGAGGGTTATGAATAGAACATATGCTCAAACTCAACAAATTAAAAGAACATTCCAAAATGTTTTACAAGGTCCTAGTTATGAGTTTGACTATGTTGAAAGTGTAAAAGTAACATCTGCGGCTGATCCATTCATGCGTTCTAGAAATGTTTTCTTTAATGCAAATGGTCTAAGACCTCTAACAAAACATTATCATTACCTTGATAATGGAATACCAGATATTGTACCAAAATTAATTGAAATTAATATGGTTTCTGGAACTTTTAACGTTCTAGAGAATGTTAAAATTGAAGTAAATGGTGAGCAAATTGGATTCGTTAGAATACAGAGACCGAATCATAAATTTGGTGATAATTCAAGAGCAGAAGTTGGTGCTGGTTTAGGATCTCCATCAGTTTTAGTGGAGGAGTATACTGTAGATCCATATGATACATCAAGACCTGCACCCTCTAGTACCTATTCTGCTACTTCAAGATTACTCAATATTGATGCAATTGCTCTTGCAAATAAAGAAAATTATTATGGTTATGTAACTAAGGGGGCAAAAATAATTGGTGAAAGTAGTGGAGCAGTCGCCACCGTAAGTAGCATTGATTTATTCAGTGACAATTGGGGAGACTTACTTGGTGCATTTTTCTTTAGAAATGCAAACTCAACTCCTAAACCTCCTACACTTTTTTCAACTGGTTCAAAAACATTTAGAGTAACAGCAGCACCAGAGGGCACTATACCAGTTCCTGGCAACACAGACCATGCTAGTGATGCATCTGGTGTATTCACAGGAACAGGCACCATACAAACCACTGTAACAAGTAATGTGGCAGTTAGAAATCCACCCCCACCTTCGGGAACTCGTGCGAGTGAAATAACTACTAGAACTAATTTAGTTTTCAAACAGGAATTTGAAAAATATAAGGCTCCTCATAGAGATCCATTAGCTCAATCATTTACTGTAGATGAGACAGGTGCGTTTCTCACATCATTTGATGTTTTCTTTAGATCAAAAGATGAAAAAGCTAAGTTATTTGTTGAGTTAAGAGAGGTTGAACTAGGAACACCTACAAGATTTTTAGTTCAAGATTATGCTCAGATAGCTGTTAATCCAAGTTATATTAATATTTCTGATGATGCCTCTGTAGCGACAACCCTTCAATTCCCTGCACCAATATATCTTGAACCAGAAAAAGAATATGCTTTAGTATTCTTATCTCCTGCCTCTGATAAGTATGAGATGTTTGTGGCAACTATGGGTCAGAAAACAATTAAAACATCCAGTTTACCTGACGTACAAGATGTGGTTGTATCAAAGCAGTACATTGGTGGTAGTTTATTCAAATCTCAAAATGGTACTATTTGGACAGCAAGTCAATATCAAGATCTTGCATTCAAATTACGTAAAGCATCATTTGTTAATTCTGGATCTACTACTTTCTATAATACTCCTATAGAAGAAGGTAATTTAAATACACAAGTATTACCTACTAATCCAATTCATACGCTTCCTAGAAAATTAAAGGTTAATATTGATGGTAGTGGTACTAGAAATAATTCAAACTTACCCATAGGTAGAAAAATTAGTTCTGGTGCTGCTGGTGATGCTGAGAATAATAGTATAACTGGAATCATTGAAGGGCAAGGCTCAGGTATAACTGCAGTCGAAATCGTAAGTGCTGGTGCAGGATACCTCTTAACACCATCATTAAATAATATAGAATTAAAATCTTTGAGTGGTCAAGGTCTAAATGCAACTGCAAATATCACATTGTCAGATGAATCTATCGCATCAGTTACAATACAAACTGCTGGTAATGGATACAAAATTGGTGAAGTTCTCACGATTGATGATACTAATGTAAATGTCAAGAGAGGTTCAGGTTTAAAAATAGTTGTAACAGGTATATCATCTGATTTCGATACTTTGTATTTGACTGATGTGCAGGGTCAATCATTTACAAATGATGACGATTTAGTAACTTATGGTAGTAATAATGATACAAGAGCGGTTGTCACTAATGTAAAAATAAATGGTGCTTCATCAGAAGTTAGTGACTTATATACTGGTAAAGTCATAGAAGTCACACAATATAATCATGCTCATCATGGTGCAACAAACCAGGTTAACATAAAAAATGTAAAACCAGATACTACATTAGTAGCAACTACATCTGCATTAACAGCGGATGATACAGTTGTATCTCTTGGAAATACAACTCCATTTAGTAATTTTGCTGGCATTACATCAGATAGAGGTGAAGCTTTAATTGGAGAAGAAATTGTTTCATATGTAGTTGGAACTGGTCAACTTACATTAACAAGGGGAATCTTAAATACCACACCAACATCTCATGAAGAAGGTTCAACCATACAAACTTATGAAATTAGTGGCATGCCTTTAGTTGGAATTAATACAACATTTACAGTTCCAACAAACACTACCTTAGTAAACGGTTCCAATATTGATAATTACTATCTTGAAGTTGATATCGCAGGTATCGCTCCTGAGAGAACAGGTAAATCTTTACTATGTTTCTCTAATGAGAAAGCGATTGGTGGTAATAATGTTAAGATATCTCAAAATCATCAATTTAGTTCATTGAAACCACAAATTAATGTAATAACACCTGGTAGCACAACTCGTGTTAATACATCTGTCAGAACAGTAAGCGGAACAAGTGCAAATGGTACAGAAATATCATTTATTGATCAAGGTTTTGAACCAGCAATTTTAAATGAAACTGTATTTTTCCCAACTCCAAGATTAGTTGCTTCAAAAATAAATGAAACTACTAAATTGACAAGTTTACCTAAGAATAAATCACTTACTGTTAATGTTGATATGAGTTCTTCAGATCCAAACTTATCTCCTGTGTTAGATGTCAAAAATGCTACCTTTATATTAGGTAGAAATAAAATTAACAATCCAATAGGATTTGAAAATTATGCTACAGATAACAGAACTAATCAATTAGAGGATGATCCTCACGGTTCAATATTTGTAAGTAGAAGAGTTGATTTAAAACAACCAGCAACTTCACTTAAGGTGTTAGTTGGTGCAAGTGTTCAACCTGAAGCAGATTTCAGAGTATTTTATAGATTATTCAGTGCAGATTCAAGTGAAGTTTCACAAACATACAGAGCATTTCCTGGTTACAAAAACCTGATTGATGTGGATGGAGATGGATTTGGTGATGATATAATAAACTTGGCTGATAACGATGGTAGACCAGATGCATTTGTGTCACCAAACCAATTTGATGAATTTTCAGAATATCAGTTCTCGGTGGACAACCTAGAACAGTTTAGTGGTTTCGTTATAAAAATTGTAATGATATCTACTAACGAATCATATCCTGTAAGAATAAAAGACTTCAGAGCAATCGCACTAGCATAATGGTTATTAAAGTTGATAAAAGCAAAGAATTTACCAAATCTGGTAAAGTATTAATTAGTGAGTATCCGAAGAAAAAGAAAAAGTCATGATTCCAGTAGAAGGTCATAAAAATTTATTTCGTGATGAAAAAACTGGTGCCATTATTAATATGGATTCAATCGGTTATTCAAACTATATGTCTGATAAAAGAAGAAATTCTGATAAACAGGCAGAGTTGGATGAGATGAAAAATGAGATTGAGACTTTAAAATCTTTGTTAAAAGAACTTACTTCAAAGATAACATCATAGTAAATATAAATACTTTTTAGATCTGAATACGCTAACTTAGATGGCAGATATTAAAGTCAGAGTTGGACAACAAAATGCCACAAAGGTGATTTCATCTCTGGCAGGTGCTCAAACTCTATCATTAACCGAATTAAGTGATGTGAATGCATCAAACCTTCAAAATGGTATGGTGCTTGTTTTTAATGGAGTAACAAATAAATTTGACGCAACATTGGAGTTGACTCCAGGTGCAGCACAGAACTTAGACATCAATGGGGGTAACTTTTAGTGGCTAGTATTATTAGAATCAAACGCTCTTCTGGAACTGCAAAACCAAGCAGTCTGAATTGGGGTGAAATGGCATATGTGACTGGTATAGGTCAGTATGGTGGTACAAATCAATATAAAGACAGAGTATTTTTAGGAGATGACGGTACAAACGTTCATCCAGTTGCTGGTCATTACTATACATCCATGATGGAGCACACACCTGGTGCATTAGCAGGTGTGACTAACTCACGAAATAGTGATGGTGGTATTGTTGCGATACTTGATAGTAGTAGAAAAATAGATGTTTGGAATGTAGATAATTTAACTTTAGATGCAAATACCCTATCTTCAACTAATAATAACGGAGACATAATCTTCAATCCAAATGGATCTGGTGAGGTTATGGTTCCTGATGACACCAAACTTGGATTTGGTGGAGGTGCAGATGGAACAGCAGCTTCTGATGC